CATCACATTGTTTTGTGATACTATCAATCCACTTTTGGTGTGTTGATACTAATTGAGATTTAGCAACTCGCCATTGTTCTAATCTCTCATACTCATCTTTAGTACAAGCGATAGTTCTTGAACGACAATAAGAAGTTCCAATAACATCTAATAAAAAATTATCATTAAATGCTTTGGTCATGCCTGTATTGTTTTCAGAATGATAGCTAGATGAAAAACCAAGTGCTTTATTATTTGCGTCTATATGTTTGGTCTTATGAGGATTATCTTGCTTATCATTTTGTTGAGCAAGAATATCTGGGTTTAACCCTTTTTCTTTTAACTCATCTCTATAATAAGCATAAGCAAATTGTTGTCCCTCATCATTACTGTATTCACTACCTGTAAGATTACCAAACAAACCAAAATCAAAATGAGATTTAGTTTCAGTTTCTTTATTGTCCTCATCAACATTTTCTGTGTGAGCAAAATAAAAACATTTATCTTTGGCAACAACATCACATGGACTTCCATACTTTTGTTTAAAGTGTCTTAATACTTTAACATCATCTGTTGGATAAGACCTTTCAACAATCTGTGTTGCAAGTTCAAATGCTGATTTATATTCTGTATCAACATTCTCTCTAGCTTGTAAGTATGCCTCTTTCTCTTGTGTGTTTTCTTGTTCAAACACATTTTTTATTTTACCAAACAACTTGTTTCGTAGTTCAGTATTTAATCGTATCTTTGACATAATGTCCTTTCTGTTAAGTTAATATATTTTTTTATTTATACTACTTGACAATCCCTGTCAATAGGATTATATAGGATTTAACAGATTAAAATTCGAATACGCTTTTTAACTGTAAGCATAGTCCCTTGCTGACTGAACGGCAACGTATCGAGTTATGAGAGGGACTGATGCCTGATCCTATTAGGATGCCGGAGGATACTCTGGACTAATTAGTGCAATTGCGACTGCCAAATAGGATCTGGTATCAGTAACGGTTAGCGGTGAGTTTAAACACTATACCAGGATGAGTGGACAAGGGTACCCCGAATGTCATCTGAAAGACTGGCCGATGACCTCTCCCGGCGCACGTTACTGATAGTAATTTGTTGGTCTATTGCTAAATGCAAATTTTTAAAAGCGCTAGCATGGTGATGGACCTACTAATTACATATTGACCAACTAGGCGTCCATATCTGCCCCTGGCATTTCCCTGTACGTTAGCGATGATCCGCAAGGTAGCGACGATGTTGGACCAGATCCATTGCGTTCTCTGATCAAGAATTTGGATCTGGTAAAATGATTTTGTGGCCCATTGGTCTTGGATGCGATGCGCGGCAGGCGTTAGGAATAATCCCGGGTGAGACCTACCGGGAGCCACAAGCTTCAAGCGGCAAGCTTGACAAAATTTAAATCCTTCATTATATAGGAGGGATAACAGAAAGGTATATATGACTAAAAAAGAAAAACGAGACATAATCTGGGCTTCAGGGCATTTCCTAGGAGAATATTTCCCAGAAGATTTTGATACATGGACTGATGATAAGCTCGAGCAGTTTTGCGAGGATCATGCCTGGGAACCGCTGGAAGGAGCTGTTGGTGAATGGCTTGTTGAAGAAATTCATAATTTGGCGTGGAGCGTCAGGGAGTACATCAATGTCCAGAAAAAATAAGGAGGAGGCTGCTGCCCGTAAAAAGGAAATGGATCACATTATGAGTCTGTATAAGCGCATGAAAAAAATGGAGCTTTCCGGATTTGATAAAATTGATTACTTGGAGCGGCGAATGCTGGCCGAGCGTGAAGAGGAATAATTTAATTAGCCAGTTTAGAATGCTTCTAAGTTGCATTCTAAACTGGAGAAAGAAGCGGCAAGCGGCAAGCGTCAAGCTGCAAGCTGTGGATAACTTGAAGAAAGAATTTGACATATGTAGGACTGTCCTATATAAAGTCATTATAGCATTTATTGCAAATGCAGCTCAGGACGGGAGGCAACTGAAACTAGATGAGGCCCGACGACTGGTTCATAAGACGTGCGTAGCGCGCAGAACCGCACGGACCTGAGCGTTAACAGAAAGGAACATATGAAAAAATATATACACATAAACCAACACATCATTAGAAGAAATAAATCTAATGGTTACAACGAACCGGTGATTACGGTTAAAACTTATAAATCAAATAATTATGGCCATAGCGTAGAAGTTAATGGTCCATGTAAAATTGTTTACAGCCCTGACAAGCCTCTTAGTTGCGGGGCCAGAGTCTGGATTGAGACTGACGCTTCCGTGTCAGTTACGGACTCTTCACCTGCTGGATCTACCAAGGAGGTTGCATGAGAATTAAACACAACGATCTAACCCACTATTTCATCCGGCCGCATAACCAGCTGCCGGATGCCTATCTCCGGAGCTGTTATAAATTTTTTAAAGAGTTGAGCAACAAGCAGCAAGCTACAAGCGGCAAGCCGCAAGCTTTGATTCAAAAAAACTTGCATAAACCCGGTACACGTGTTAAAAATAGATTTAACAGAAAGGTATAATATGAATACAAAAGAAGCATTAAAACTAGTAGGCGGTTTAGCTAAGCCCTCAAAAATGCCTGGTTGGGCCTATGGTACACCAGCCAAAGAATGTAAGACTGGAACAAAGTTAAGAGACATAAAGGGCAGCACCTGCCATAAGTGTTATGCAATGAAAGGTTGTTATGTTTTTCCAGTGGTTCAGGCAGCTCAATACAGACGCCTGGCCAGCATCAAGCACCCGCAATGGGTGAAGGCAATGGCAGCCCTGATCAATTCTAAAAAATCAAAATATTTTAGATGGCACGATTCCGGCGACGTCCAGGACCTGAAGCATCTAGCAAAAATTTTTAAGGTTGCAAAGCTCACGCCTGAGACCAGTCACTGGTTACCTACGCGGGAAGCTTGGGTGAAACCTTACCTGAGCAAGGCGCCTAAAAATTTAACTATACGATTTTCTATGCCTATGGTTGACCAAGAAGCAGCGGCTAGCTGGCCAAATACTTCAACGGTTGTATCCGGACCAGGGAGGACTTGCCCGGCCCCTGATCAAAACAATGAATGCAAAGACTGTAGAGCGTGCTGGGATCCTTCTGTTAAAAATGTAGCCTATGGTAAACACTAAAACCATGGGCCACGTTTTCAAACATCCGAAGTATTACGAAGAGCTCAGGAAGCGTGCGAAGGAGGAAGCCTCAAGCAGCAAGCAACAAGCTATCGATGAAACGGTTCCACACTGTGATATAGAAGAAGCAGCAAGCAGCGAGCCTCAAGCTCCTAAAGACTCAAGCCGCAAGCGACAAGCGTCAAGCCCCGAGCAGCAAGCGTCAAGCGACAAGCCGCAAGCGGCGAGCTCCAAGATATCTTTACCTTCGTAAAGAAAGATCTTATCAAGTTTCGAGTCTCTAGGGACGAGCTTCTTAACTAAGATAAATGTATCTAGTGGGTGACGTATATGGAAGCTAATTTGATGAGGTGAAAATCGTATTTTCCTACCCTTTACAACTTTTAATTCAACAGTGAAAAAGTGGCAATTAGTATTATACCCCAATAGATCGGGAGTACCAAAAGCGCTAAGGTTTTCAAGCCGTGTGAATGTAATATTCTTAAAATTTTTTCTAATATCATGCCAAAGTTTTGTTTCGGGTTTCAACGTTGTTAGACCTTCTTCAAAACTTTACCCATCCTGTATGTTTCCGGCTCAATTGTGATTACAAGTCTATGACTTTCTCTAACACCAATTAATTTATTTTCAAGAAGTTTTACTTCTTTGATGTCAAAAAAAGATCCATCAGGTAGACACACTTGAACTCTAGCATTTTGTACTACAGGTGAAACTAAAAATTTATCTAATATCTGTCTAAATAACTTTCCACTAATCATATTTTTACACGGGTGGTTTCACTCTCGCTTTCCCACCCGCAATTCAATGTTTATAGTCAACACTAACCAGTTAAGTTGTCGACAATTGACTTATACTCAAAACTACGCTATTAGTCAACACATGCAAAAAGAAAAAGGTAGACAGTGGGACGGTAAATCTAGACCAACAAATAATACTTATTCAAAACGTTGGGAAGAAATATTTGGTAACAAAAAGGAAGAGCTAGATCCGGACGACCAGGAGTATTTAGATTCACTCAAAGAAAAATTATAATGGGTAGACACAAAGAATTGACAGAAATGCAACGTAAGTTTGCATATGAACTTGTAACCAATGAAGGTCGTAAGACTAAATATGAGTGTGCTATTGATGCCGGTTACGCAAAAGATAGAGCAACATCTACAGCAGCAGAATTAACTAATCCAAAAAAACATCCTCTTGTGGTCCAGTACATAGGACAGTTGAGAGAAGAGTATCAAAAGAAATATGATGTCACTTATGAAAGACATATATCTGAACTTGCAAAGTTGAGAGAAGAGTCTAGAAAAAAAGGTGCATGGT